ATCATCAAAATAAAAACAATGCAAACAATTTTCAACCACCCAATTCTATCATGCTTTGTAGTGTATTTAATAATGCTTATTATATCCTACATAGAAGCTGAAGAAATAAACGAAGACAAATGAAAAAATTAATCGTTCTAATCGCTATCTCTATCGCATTTACCTCTTGCTATTCAGAAAGAGGGCTGCCTTGTCCACAAAACAATAGACGTTATTTCTATCGTGTTCAAGGTACACATATTTTTCACCAAAGAAAACACTTAAGATGAACAATGTAACCCTATTAATGCTTTCTGAATTTATTGTGGGTAACTACGAAAATTTAAAGGAATACTACAACAAACTATCAAAGGAAGATAAGAAGCAGGTACCTATTACTTTGTTTATTATCAGAGTTTTTGACACATTACTAACCGCACAAATAAAAGAAAATGAATCTAAAAAAAGTATTATCGTTACGCCCGATTCACTTGCACAGATGGAAGCTAAGAATAACGCATCAGTCCAAGGACTATAGGTACATGCACGAGTGTTATGACTGCGAGAAATGTAACACGCAGATGTTTGTATCTAGACATTGGAATATGAAACCTGTTTATAAATTCAATAAAATAAAGTTGACTAAATGAAAAAATTTGCAAATATCCCAGAGCCTGACCGTATGATATTCGTAGCTCAGCTGTGTCACAATATGTGGTACGATGACTCATGCTTTGATGAGGTAGAAGGGCTGATGAAAAGATGGAAGTCTAAGGATATAAGAGATGCCGTTTTTTATCCAAAAAATGAAGAAAAAATAGAAGAAGAAATTAAATATTAATTTTGATATTCACAAACAATCCACTAATTTTACACAAACAGACACACATGAGAGAAGAAACTATGCAAAGGGTTCAAGCCAGAACTATCCAACTACTTCAGAAAGAGTTGACAGATGTATTTGCCACTACGCTATCATCTGAGAATCAAGAGACACTTAAGTTATTAATCGAACACATTGTAATGTTATCATTCTATGAGTTCGGAATCCCAGCACCTAAATACACAAACTATGAAATCGTTACTGAAAGCCTTACAACAGTTTAACAAAATTTGCCCACCTGTAAAAAAGAATGCAGATAATCCATTCTTTAAAAGTTCGTTCGCATCCCTTGATGCCATTCAGCACCACATAAAGCCTCACCTAGATGCTTGTGGGCTGATTGTGATACAAGCCAATGTTTGGGAAGATGGACTACCGTTCGTTAGGACTGCCGTACTACACGTAGAGAGTACAGAGAGTACAAGTTCTATCTTTCCTATTATCGTTCAGAAGCAAACACCCCAAGAGTATGGCTCTGCTGTATCTTATGCTAAGCGTTATTCTCTTTCAGGGTTACTGAATCTAATCATTGAAGATGAAGATGATGATGGCAATGCTAGTAGTCAATCAGAACCTGGCGCAGCTAAGCCGACTGTATGGTTGAATGAAGGTACGCCAGAGTTTGACAAAGTTAAGAAAGCAATGTCTGAAGGTTACACACTTGAACAAGTAAAAACTAAGTATCTTATCAGCAAAAAGGTATCAGACTTATTAATTAAAAAATAAACACACATGAAAATCTCAAGAAACCAACAAACAGAAATTAGAAAGCATTTATTATCTGGACAGACTCCAAGCGAAGTAGCTGATACATTAGGTATTGGGCTTGCAAATATTTACCACCACAGAAAGGCTTTAGTTGCAGCTAAACTTCTTGAACCATTAAGAAAGGCAGCCAAGAAGCCAAACAATAAAACACATGCAGGAGCTGTTAATTACAAATTCATAATGGGTGAAGATTTTATTAATGACAAGAAACCATCTCCTGAAAAATCTATTAAGAATGTAAAGACTTGGAAGTTTGTTATGACAGAATACGCAGACGGCTCCGTTAAGTTAAATAGAGACAACGAAGGGTTTGATATGTTTGAATTGCTAGGTTTAGCCTCACATGCAACTCAAGACATATGCAATGAACTTCAATTAAATTTAGTAGAACAAAAATAAATTATGACACTAGAACAACTTAAAGAAAGACCGCTATCATACAGTTCCCTAAAGCAGTTTGCTATCAGCCCGGCACACTATATTAATTATCTGAATAAGGAAAGGGAGGAAACTCCCGCCCTTATTTTTGGCTCCGCTTTGCATTGTGCCTTATTACAGGAAGATAAATTTAAAGAAGAGTTTATTGTATCGCCTAAGTTTGATATGAGAAAGACTGCTGATAAAGAAGCCTATGCAAAGTTTCAAGAAGAAGCTAATGGTAAAAAGATTCTACCCGAAGATGTTTACTCAGAAGTTTACAGCTTGGTAAACCTAGTAAAAGAAAATCCAGAGTTTGTTACTATCATTTCTGATGCCGTTACAGTAGAGTCTAGAGAAGAAAAAGAATTGTTTGGGTTGCCGTTTGTCTTTATCAAAGACATTCAGACTACCAATATGATTGTGGATATTAAGACAGTTCAAAGTGCCGCGTCCACTGACTTGAACAAAGACTTTTTTAACTACGACTATCCTTTGCAGGCTGCTATCTACGGAGATAACTTTCATTTCTACGTTGTAGAGAAGAATCAGCCCTATTACAACGGTTTAATTGGCGTGGATAGTGATTGGTTCGATTACGGCACAAATAAGCTAGAAAGGCTTTGTATTGCGTTTAATTACGCTTTAGAACACCCTGAGTCTTTTACACAGTCATATGACTTTTGGTACAAGTTAAATAATAAGAAACCTATTATCTCACTCCCAGGTTGGGTAAAGAATTAGTTATGGTATCACATAAAGAACTTTTGAAAATGTTTACTGAAAGTTCGTTGAAGTTTAAACTAGTGGAGGAACAAATAAATACTATGAAAAGTATGATTTCGTTTTCTTCTAAACCTAGGGCTGTTGAAAGGATAGTTGAGCCTTCGGTAATTAAAAGAATTATTGAGGATAAGTATGATGTAGATATAACTAAAAGGACTAGAAAGAGGGAATACATTTTCCCTCGTTCTGTCACCTCTTATTTCTTGCATAAGTATACACTACTTACCTTAAACAAAATAGCTATTCATGTAGGTGTAAACGACCATGCAACTGTATTAAATCATATCAAAAAGATAAACGATTTAAGAGATGTTTATCCTGAGATACAGGCTGAGTTAGATGAGATAGATGACAAGATTAAAAATCATTATGACAATCTTTACGGTAAAATAGATACAGATGCAAGTAACAGTATTCAAACATTATAGCGAGGTTGATAAGCCATCTTATGTATCATTAGAGTCTGTTTTAGGTGCTATTAAAGATGGAAGAAAGAAAGATGAAATACTTAGGATAAGAAAGTCTACAGATGAGTCTGAAATTAGAGCTTTGAAAATGCAGCTTCCCTGTGTGATATATTCAGGTAGGTTTGATATTGAAATGTCTCATAGAAGAAAAGATGGTTCTTATTATAAAAGTTTTAGAAACGATGAGTCTTTATCTGTTCATTCTAAATTGGTAGCATTTGACATTGATGATGTAGAAGATGTAGAAAAATTAAAGTCTGATTTAATTCAAGACGATTACATTTATGCAGTATGGAAGTCTCCTTCCGGCACAGGAGTGCATGGGTTAATTAAAATTGCTGATGGTAACAGGCATGAGGAACATTACTCAGCCTTGCTAAAGCGTTATCCTATGTTCGACACTACGGCTAGGAATCCATCAAGAGTTTTGTTTTTGAGTTACGATGAGAATCTTTTAATTAACGAAGACTCAAAGACATTCTTTGATTTAGTAGAGCGTGAAGAGTTTAAAGGTATAGAGTTGTCAGGTTCTTTTACTGACTACAGAAAGCTAGACATAGCAGCCAAGATGATTAGAATGGCGGAGACTGGCGCAAGACATAACGCAGTTATCAAGTCTGCTTACTTAGTAGGAGGTTATGTAGCAGGAGGTATTGTAGAAGAATCTATTGCTACTGAAGTATTAAAGCATGAAGTATTCAAGAAGTTTGAACGTGACGAATTAGAGATTGAGTACAAGGCTATTGAAGATGGAATTAAGGCAGGACAGTTCATGCCTATTAATGAGATAGCTAAGTACCAACAATCAGCTATGGAAGAGATTGGTATAGTAGAGGACGAGTTATCTTTTCTTTCTGATAACAAAACAGACGAGGAGTTTATTAGAAAGTATCGTTCAGGATTAATACCTATGGGTTTGCCTTTTGGGTACGACTATATGGACTCAA